CAAAAGATTGTCCCGCTCCAACTGGTCTATGTGCCATTATACTAATAGGTCCATTTACGTTTATTTATAAAATTATTCTGCACCTGTTTCAGCAGCTATAGGAAGTTCTTCCTCATCAGCCTCTGCTTCAGTTTCAGTATCAATCTCATCTTCAATTTCATCTTCAACCTCTTGATCACCAAATAAACTATTGGCTACTTCAGGTTTAAATGCGTCAATTCTTTCTGCTGATTTTGTAAACAGCATATCTTTGATACGATCACTAATTTGTGAAGGTGATTCATCCTTAGTAATCATATCCATCAATTCGGATTGCACAGCATCCATATCAGGTTTCTCATTCTCAGGCATGGTATTTAGTTAATAAAAATAACAGTCAAATAGTATTTATACACTATTGATAGTGTAGGTTAAATTTCACCACCTTTAGGTAGTTCTTTCATACCTATAGTTTCCCCTTCTAAATCAGGTTCAGCTACTGGTTGCCCCATATCCATTCCCATACTACCATCTAATGGCATTCCTGTTTCTGGATCTACTGGTGCATTTGGATCAGCGATAATACCATCTTCAATTTCTTGCTTCATAAGTTTATCCTGTTCCAATATCTCCTCATCAGTCTGACGAAGTATCTTACGTCTTACATAATCTTGTGAGAAGTATCTTCCAATGTATGGTTCTGCAGTAGCAGCAACATTTACTCTCTCATTAAACAACTCAGTTTCTTTCAATTCTGAGAAGTGATTATCATATAAGAAGTCATATTGTATGTGTTCACTCATTATTTCCCAGTCTTCTGGGGTAATAACATTCTTTAAAATCAATTGTGTTTTAAGGAAATCATCAAATAATCTAGAGAATCTCTTTCTTAATCTACCAACAAACTTAGTGAATTTTAACTCATCTCTTAATATCTCTGAGGATCTTCCCAAGTTGAATCCTCCTTCTCCGTCCATTCTTGATGGGGGTACATTGAGCGACCTATATAATTTCTTTTTGAAGTACTCAATATCCGTGATTTCACCAAGGTTTTGACCTCCAGGTAAAGTAGAAATTTCAGTTCCACGGCCTCCTTCCCTTCTAGGGAGCCAGAAATCTTCAAGCATCGCCATGTACTTTTTGTCATCACGGATCTCCCCTGTGTTAGCGTCGTAAACAAGTTTGTTACGATATCTCATCATCACATCTCGGAGATATTGCTCAGCCTTTACCTTTGGTAGATTGCCGACATCAATATAAAAAATTCTTCTTTCGGGTGCTCTTGATAATCTGTATATAACAAGTGAGTCTTCAATCATTCTAAGTTGATTAACTGACTTAATTGCTTTATGCAAATATGAAAGAGTTGATCCCTTGTTTCTATCTACTAAACCAGAAGTGCAATATGTAATTGCATCTTTGGTCATTTTTATTCCTTGACTTGCACCAGTCGCATTTATATTACCAGTTGGGAATCCTCCTTTTTGATTATAGATAAAATATTCTTCTATCTCAGGGAATGAGTAATCCATAGGATTCTCATTATTATTCATCTTTAATGTATATTTTTCTTTATCATTCTTCTTCTGCTGACGAACATAACGCATTTTCATTGCGTCAATATAACGTAATTCCTGAAGACCTTCTTCAGGTTTTTTCAAATCAATAATTTTATGATAATAAATTCTACCATCAATATACCAATTTCTATAGATCTCATGTGATTTTTTATCAAAATCTAATAGATCTATAATATGTTTAAACTCATTCCTAATCTTTTTCTTAATACCATCACTGGCATTTAAGTTATCAAGATTAATTTGTATAGGAGTATCATTGGTATCTGATACAATAGCTTCATTTACAATATCTTCAATAGCACTATCCGCTTCTGGATGAAGTGCCATTTCACGATATCTTTTTATCAAATCAAATTCAGTTCTGTAAATACCTTCGATATCAACATAAGAACCAAAAAATCCACTACTCATATAGTGGTCACTCCCGTCCTCGTTATTCGGAGGAACGGGAGAAACCGCAGACGGAGATAGTGGATCGGTGTCCTCTATTGAGAACCCAAATAATTTTGCCATGATTTATATCTTACCTTATGACTATTTAGTTAGCCATTTGAACCGCCAGCTGCAATTGCCCTGAAGGATTGCACCTGGAATTCAACTGTAAAGTCTTCTATAGCATCGCTTGAATCGTAAGATAAGTCAATAGCTGCTACTGCTGATGGCCAAATATCAACAAATTCATACTCTGCTAATACTGAGTTTGTTTCTCCAGTACTGTCTACACTACTCTTAGTAGCTCCTCGACCTAATTGGAATACTTTCGCATTTGTCATATATGCTGATGGATCAGTTGCACCAAGGTTGTTATCCAACTTAGCGATTAATTCTGACCATTGCTCAAATGCTCTTCTAAGATTGAAACTTTCATCGTTTATGATAGTAACAGTCCATGTATCGATGGTTCGGTCTCCAGCTATTTTGAAAATACGACCTCTAAATGGAACATCAATGTTAGCGACGTTTTGTGCTGGCAGTTGAGCTGCTTTACACATATATCGGAAACTATTGGCATCCCAATCGATACCTGCAGGTAGAGTAGTTAACTCTACCTCGAACAGATTGGGTCTTGCTCCTCCACCAATAAGTGCTGACTTAAACTGAGAAATTGTTTTGTTTTCTCTGGATGTTGCCATGATTTTTTACTCTCCTTTAGTTATTTAGATGATTGATAGGATTAAACACGACCAGCAACTTCTTCAAAGCTGACCCCAGTTCTAGTAGCAACGAACGTAAGTGTTACGTAGTTGATTGACTTCGCTGGTTTCAAGTAAATGTCAGCCCTAAATTCATTGTTATCAATAACATCAGGAGTGTTATTTGAAGTATCGCAAACAACAAGGAATCCGTAAAGACCACGTTTTGCTTCGATATCTCTCAAATAAGGTTCAACAATGTTTCTAAAGTTGGCTCTAGTTAATTCATCGTTAAGTTCAAAGAGTTGTGCTTCAGCAGATCTTTGTAATGCTTGCTCAATTGTTAGGAACAGGCGACGAACATTAATTCTGTCGAATGCTGATGCATATGCAAGACCTGTCTTATCACCGAAGAGCATTGTTCCAGTGCCAGGTTTTGTAACGATGGCATTAACTCTTTGTGGATAGAGTTGATCTCTTTGATCCTTAGTAGGATTATATGCTAGTTTAATAGCATTATTAATCATACCTCTTTGCTGACCAGCAGGTGAGAACCAAGGATATGCAACAATATTTGTGCGACACATTAAACCAGCAACGTCTGCGTTACATGGGATGTATCTAAACTCGTTGTTAAATCTGTCGTAAGTATACTTATAACCACTATCAAATATTGCATAAGATGATGATGTAAGTGGTGAGAAGTAATTGATCAGATTTGTAGTTTGTGTTGTAGTGTTTGTAATGTTTACAATATCTGCCCTATGAGGCCCGATAACAGCAACACAATCTTTTCTTTCTGCAGCAATGGCAATCAGTTTATTTGCCTTTGTCTGCGATAGGTCTTTAGCACCAAGACCTGGCCCCATGATTAAGTAATCTACTGCAATTTCATCTGTATTTGAAAACTCATTATATGATGTGATTAAATCACCCAAGGTAGCGGTCATTCCACCGTTACCACCAAGTAGAGGAACTCCAGCAGAGTAATCTTCTCCACCGCCAAGTGTATAAGTTACATTTCCTATTGCAGAGAATGTATTGTCTTGTGCGTTTTGAGCCCAGAGACCTTGAGCAGTTGAGTATGGAGTAAATGCAGTTCCGAATCCAGTTGCTCTTGGTTCTGTATTCCAGTAACTATCAGCAGCACTAGATGGATTGTATCCAGCATAAGTATTGTCTGAGAAATCTGCAACATACTGTTTGTAGTAGTTCTTCTGAGGAGAATTTACAGATGATACTGAATCGACTGCCTTAGAAAGACCTACATGTTTTTCAATTACATTACCTTTAATTCCAGTAACTGTTCCATAATCATCAACAACAGCAATGTGAAGACCATCGTTCTTACCATTTCTATCTGTTACATAAACATTAGAAGTTGGTCTTGGAGCAATAGACTTCCAGTAAACAGTTGCGTTGTCTAATGTAAGTGTTTGATCATTATACCAGTCTGTTATAGTTCCAGCAGTTGCAGAGACTGCAGTGTTTGGAGCATTTGGAGCACCAGTGTTAAAACCAACGTTATCTACAAACCAAAGAGCATCGGATGCTTGGAATCCAGCATAACGTGTTCCTTCTTTATAATCTATCTTAGTTTCTGCATAAGTTCCAGTAGTTCCAGCAGCACCAGTTACACGAGAAACAATCTTAACATCAATAGATGAAGCACCATTAGTTGCATCCGTAGAAACACCAGTGATGATACCTTTAAGGTATCCATTGAATGTTGATGTTGATCCTGCACCAGGAATGACAACATCTGAAAGTGCTGCAGTAATACCGTATCCAATCTTAGCACCATAATCTCCAGGAGAAGTTGTGGTGATAGCGATTGTCTGGTCTGCCATGTCATCAATGACACAGACTTTTAAACCGTTTGCCCAAGAACCAGGAGTTTTTGCTGCCCAAGAGAAATCGGATGTTGATGTCCAACTTGCTTGATAGTCGTCGTAATTCTTAATTTTTGTCGTTGTTTCAGAAGCTATACCAACACCAGCATTCGCAGTGTTTAAGTTAGTGTTGTCAGTTCTTACAACTTTTAAAACTCCCCCGTAGGAAAGGTAAGATGCTGCACTCATCCAATACTCATATTGAGCATCAGTTGAAAGCGGCTTACCGAAAGTACTAATTAGGTCTTCTTCAGTTGAAATATCAATTGGTTCGTCGATAGGGCCTATTCTAAATGGGCCAGCTATTGCACCGATGTTATCCAATACATTATCAGCTCTTCCTACTGTTAAGTCAACCTCCCTGGTTAACACACCAGGAGACAATTGAGGAGTAGCCATGCTTTTGTTCTCCGATTCTCAGATTTATCTAAAAATTATTTATTATTTACAAGGTTTACATATACTCCCACATATATGAACGGTCTCCATACTCGTCTGTATGCCATCTATCACCCTCTGAATCTACAAAACTTTCATCATCCAATCCATCAGAAATAAACCCAAATGGTGCCATATCTTGTTCTATTTGATTTTTTTGTTCATCATATAGTCTTTTTCTAACATCTTGATCTGTTAATTCCTTAAAATAATCTTGTGCTACTAACCATGCATATATTACAAGACACATTGCAAGGTCATCATTACATCCATCTTCTGCTTCAAATGAATTACTTTTTTGAATAAAAGTTGTAAGTTCACTTAATATCTCATAATCTTTAAACAATAATTTATCAGATTCAATAATAGTTTTTAAGTTAAGAGCACCAACCTTTTTAACGGTTTTAGACATCTTAACTCCAAGTTGAGTCTTCTTACCAGAGAATCCTTGACCCACAACTTGACCTGCTCTACCTCTCATAGAACACATAAGAAGATTCTCATATTCCAAATCATAATTTATAATTGCTGCTACCTGATCACCAACATCATTTACTTCACATAAAATAAATGCTTCATTATAACTTCTTGCCACTTCATAGATTACACTAGGAAATAGCATAGGTTTAATTTCGTTGTTTCTATATTTCGCTACAACCCTATGAGGAAACTTTGTAATATCTACAACAACAAAAGCAGAGAAGTCATTTCCAACTCCACGAGCAACGTCAACTGTAATTACATAATCATGTTTTTTCTTTGGATCTTCATAGACATCCATTCCAGCACTTGTTTTTCTAGGGCTGTCATAGACAAGAGTTCTTAATTTGCTAGGTGATATTAAAGTATCAACAGATCCTAAGAATTCACATTCAAACTCAACCTTAAACTGTTGCTCAGAAGTGTTTGCTATTGTTTGTTCTTTCCATAAATCATCTCTTCCAGGAACCTGAGACCAATGAACATCTGTAGGAACATATTCATTCTTTGATTTCTCCGCATCATGCCACATGCGGTAGAAATGATTCATTCCGTGGGGGGTCGAGACGATAATGACTTTAGTACTTTTACCACTAGTAATAGTAGGATAAACAGAGGC